GCCGTATCTTGAAGCCGGAAAAGAGCCGCCGGTTGGATTGCATCCGGCGATTGACGAGCTTAAGGTCGAGCAGTCGAAAAGCGATCTTCAGCAATTTGACGATGCTACCCGCGCCGCGCAGAAGTCCGGCACCCGTGAGGCCAACCCTGAGACATTCGCGGAGTTCGCTCGGTTGAAGACCGGCAACGCCAAGATCGGTATTAGCATCGACGCAATCGACCGAATCTATGGCGATAAGCCCCCGATGCCGGATGATGGCAAGCTTGGTTGGGCTCCGAGATTGCAGGAGCAGATTGAACAGGCTCGGGCATCGGGTGGCGATGTTCAGGTGCCGTTGGCCGATTGGCTGGCGCATGTTGAGCCGGAATTGGCGAAGGAATTGCATGATGATATAAGGGTTCGGCAGGGCGGGGTTACGGTTAATGAGGCGACGGCAGCAAAGGAAGCTCAGGTTGCTGCGGATGAAGCGAGTGGGCCAAGGCCCTCTTCTCCGGTCGAATCTGTTCGCCAAGCTGCTGCGTTGGAGCCGTTGTTTGGGATTGGGGATAGGAAGCTAAACCTAAATCTAAAAGAACGTTTTCAAGAAGAAGGTATCCCCGGCATCACCCATGATTTTCAGATCATGGACGACAAAGGTAAGGAAGTTGGATTTGCCGGAATCTCAGAACAAAATGGTGGTAAGACTTTAATCATCGATAACATCACTATTCCCGGCACAGATTCGTTTGGCCCTGGTACATATTTTCGAGGAGTTAACAATTTTGGCCCGTCGCTTATTCGCGATCTACTTCGGCAATTGAAGGAGCAGTTTCCAAACGCAGAGACAATTGCTGGGTATAGAGTTTCTGGGGCGCGAGAAGCAGCTAAACTGCCTGACAGTGAACGTTTGATTTCAATGAAGCTCGGCCTCGAAGGCCCCGAGCAGATGGAACAATTCAAGGCTCTACTCGAAGGTAAATGGGAACGGATCGAAGGCCCATCTGGGCGTGGGGTAGAATCGTTCAATGTTCCGTATGAGAAGTTAAAGCCAGAACAGAAGGCTATTGCGGATGGGATCATTGAGGTTCTTGAGCGTATTGCTCCCCGGGATACTGAAATACAAACCCCACTTAAAATTCGCGGTGAGCCGGGAGAGAAGGGAACTATTCATGGGTTCTACCAGGAGTTCGACAACTCCGCTCCGCTGATTTCGGTTGCGTTGCATTCACCGGATTACGCTTACCATGAAGCTATCCATGCTTTGAGGGCGGGGGAGTTTATTACTAAGGCTGAATGGGCTACGTTGGTCGAAGCGTCAGAGGTTAATAAATGGGAACAAAAGTATGAGATTGGCCAACGATATAAAGGTGCAGATAAGAAGCTTAGGATTGAAGAGGCTATTGCGGAGAGCTATCGAGATTGGGAAAATGGCAAGAAGGTCCCGTCTGAACTGCATCCGATCTTTGAACGGATTAAACAAGTATTCGACGCGATCAAGGCCAAGCTGAAGGAAATCTTCGGCCATGAACCCACGTGGGAAGAGGTTTTTGAGCGCATCAGTTCTGGCGAAGTGGCGAAGAGAGAGGGCCAAGTTGGAGGGGAAGGACGAGCCTTTGGTAAAGACCAGCCCGAACTCTCCCCCGAACTCACTCGTATGGAAGATCGTCAGGCGTTTGACCGCGCTCCTCCGGGGATGTCGATAAAGCGCTACGAAGCGTATATGAAAAACATCCGTGAGCGGCAGCAGGCGGATTATGAGAAGGATTTAGCAAGGGCGGAGAAAGAGCAGAAGAAGCGACAGAGCGCCGAGTGGAAGGCCGAGGCCAATCAGATGCGGCCGGATGTGGCGCAGGAGGTCTTAGATCGACCGGATGTTGCAGCGGATCGGTTTATGCGCGACGGCATTCTGTATGGCGAGCAGGTGGATAAGATTAAGATCGGGGCGGAGTATCTGACTCCGGAACAGGTTGAGGCACTACCGAAGGCCTACGTGGCGAAGAAGGGGGCGCATCCGGATGATATCGCCGGATTGTTTGGTTACCAAACCGGCAATGATATGGTTAATCGATTGGCCCAGTACGATGCCGAATGGCGACAGAGCGGGGTGCGTCGGGATGATTTCGTTCGGCAGATAATCAACAACGAAGTCAACCGCCGGATGGAGCTGAAGCACGGCAAGCTTGAGGAGAATATCCTTGCGGATGCCAAGGAACAGGCGTTATCCGAAAACCAGCTTTCGATTCTGCACGAACAGACCTATCAGCTTGCGCAAGAGGCCGGGCTTCAGTATCCGTTGGAGAAGAAGCAGCTAGAGGCAATGGCACGGAAGCACTTCGACAATCTCCCTCAGGAGATGATTTCGTCGGATCGGTTCTTGGCTGAGGCGGGTAGGGCTGGACGGGCGGCTGAATCAGCGCTGTTGTCGAAGGACCCGCAGGAAGCGTTTAAGCAGGCTCAGCGGCAGGAGTACGCGGCGCATTATGCCAAGATGGCGCTGGCGTTTGAGACTGAGCAAGCGAAGTTCGATAAGCTGGCCAAGCGGTATAGTGGGCGGGAGTTGCCGAACTTCGCCGACGCTGCGTTCCGAGACTACGACCTTCACGCGGTTAAGCTTCTGGAACAGGCTGGGTATAAAGTTCGGATTGGCGAACAGGAGGCGTTGAGGGAACTCAGCATTGGGAAATACAACACCCTCGAGAAACTTGTCGACCATTCCCATAACTTCGGCGGCGAACTCAAGGCTGTGATTGATCAAGACATTATCGATCTTGGGGTTAAGCCCAAGGAAGAGATGTCGGTTCAGGAATGGCGGGATTTCCGGGATGCGGTACAGGCGATTGATCACGAAGCGCGGAGCCTGAAACAAGTCGTGGTTGGTGAAGCCAAAATGGAGCGACAGGAGTTTAGGGATGCGTTAAGGGAGAATTTCGAAAAGCGACCGTTGATTGACCCCAAGACCCGGAATGCCATGGCCAAGCTGTGGTGGCAGATTGACTCTTGGCTGGTGACAGCTGAGAACTTGATGAAGGACTTTGACTACCGTCAGGAGCTTGGGCCGTTCTGGTCGGCCATAATCAAGTCTCAGGAAGATGGCAAGGCCACGGCGTATCGGCTTGAGACGGCTATGCGCAAGTCGTTCACCGAGTTGGAGGGCTCAACCCCCGAATGGCGAAAGAGTCTCGACAAGGAGATTCAGAACTCGGTCATCATGGACCCCGAATCCCCCAACACTCCGTTGGTCATCACCCGCGAGAATATGCTGCGGATTATGTTGAACCAAGGTACTGAGCAGGCGCGGTTCAAGTTGGCCCAAGGCATTGCCATGGCGCGGGATGGGTTGAAAGTTACGCCGGAACAGATTGAGGCCACGGCCAAACTCATTGACCAGATGATCGATACCCATGCCACTCAGCAGGATTGGAAATTTGTCCAACATATCTGGAACCAACATAAGACGTTAAGACCGGAGATTGAGGCGTTGCAACGTCGGACTTCGGGGGTTCTGCCGAAGTGGGTGGAAGGGCGGAAGATTCAAACCCGGTTTGGTGAAATCGATGGCGACTATTACCCGCTGTCGCCGGATCGACAGTATCAGCTTCGGGGTAAAGAGATTGGGTTTGACCAAGGGCCGGAATCAACCGATGGGCCGTTCAAGCGAGACTATCGACGGGCAACCCCTGACAAATCGCATTTGAAAGAACGAACTGGCCGAGCATACTTTGTCGATATTACATCCCCAATCGATGGAGTGGCGTACGAGCTTAAGCAGGTTATCAACGATCTTGCCTACCGCGAATTCGGTATCAACGCCGGAAAGGTCCTGTATGATCCGCAGATCAAGAATATGATCAACCGCCGGTATGGGCCGGAGTATGGGGAGAGGTTGGTGCCGTGGTTGGAACGGGCGCTGAATGTTGAGAATAACACCGGGAATGAACTCGGGCCATTCACCAAGGCCATGCGTTGGGCGAGGATTAACTTGGTCCATTCGGCCCTTGGTCACAACATCGCCACGATCATGTCACCGTCAATCGGCACTGTCGATCCGCGGAGTTATGGCGCATACATGGCCAACCGGGCCGATGCCAAGGCGTTGGTGGAAACTCATTCGAAGGAACTGGCTAACATCGAAAGCCTGATGGATCGCGATGTTAACCGGGCGGTACAGAAGTATATCAAGCGTTCGGTTAAGGATGATGTGTACGACGCTGCGGTCAAGGCCAGTTTCTTCGCAATGAAGAAAACCCAGATCGGTATTGCCCGGGTTACGTTTTATGAAAAGTATATGGAGGGCAAGGCCGAAGGGTTGACAGATGAATCTGCCGCGGCCCTTGCCGATGCTCGGGTTCGTGAGCGCCATGGATCGACCGGCCGAGCGGATATGTCGATGATCGTGGGTCATAACAATGAGTTTGTTAAGGCGGCTACGGTGTTTATGGGATACTTTGGCACGGTCTATAACTGGCGCCGGACCATGGGCCATAACTTCCGGGAGATGAACAACCCCAACGCAACGTCGGAAGTGAGGTTGAAGTCGAAGCAGGAGTTCATGGCAGCGGCGGCAGGGGCTGTGTTGGTGCCGTTGCTCACAACCGCGGTTTTCTATACTAAGCCCAAGCAGGATGAGAATCCGTTGAAGTTCATGTGGCGAGTTGGGTTCTCGGAGACGATGGGGGCGTATCCACTTGCTCGCGAGCTTACATACTTCTCCGAATCCGGCCGCTTTGGTGCAAGCCCTGCGTTGTCAATGATGGACTCGATTTACAAAATGGCCAAGGACGGGGTTAACATCAGCGAAGGCAAGCCCGCGAAGAAGCCGGTGCAGCATGTGATGGAAGCGGCTGGTGCGGTTGGGTTGTTGCCGGGTGGTTCGGCCCTTGGCCGCCCGATTGGTGGAATTCACAATGTCTCGCGTGGAACGGAGCCGCCGCCGAGGGACTTGATGGAGTATTATCGGCTCCTGCGTTATGGTGAAACGAGGTTGAAGAAATGAAATGGGTTATTTTGAGTATCTGTCTTCTCGTGGGGACCACGGCGGAGGCAAAGAGCCTTAACGGAATCATCTTTTCCCTTCAACGTGAATGTGGGGCCAAGATCGGTCCAAGGGTGGTGCAGAAGAATGTGGCCGGGACTCGGATGCGTTCCTGCCATGCTACTGGTGAGGCAGTTGATGTCACCGGGAATTACTCTTGTATCTACCGCGTACTTCGCGGTTGGCCCGGGGGTTATACCACCGACGCCGGAAGGTGTAAGCATGTCCATATCTCGTCATGTCGGCGGGAGTGGGGCCTGCGCTTTAAGCATGGGAGTTGTTGATGGCAGTAACTCTTGGACATGGGGCATTGGCCGCACGTTGGCCTAAAGCTCCACATGGATTGATCGATGCGGTTGTGGAAAAGTGGCCATCGATTTCGGCTGAGTTTGGAATCAATACTCCGGCCCGAGCACAGATGTTTATGGCGCAGCTTAGTCATGAATGTGGCGGCGGAACTATCACCGAGGAGAACCTTCGGTACTCGGCTAAGCGCATGACTCAGGTATGGAAGAAGCGCTTTCCAACGATTGCTTCGGCTCAGCCTTATGCCTACAATCCCAAAGCCTTGGCAAATAAGACTTATGGTGGGCGGATGGGCAATCGTCCCGGAACCGACGATGGGTGGAATTATCGAGGTCGAGGGTTGATCCAAATCACCGGCCGAGATGGTTATGCTCAAGTTGGTAAACGCGCGGGGATTGATTTGGTCAATCATCCTGAAGATGCCAATAATCCCATGACAGCGTTGCGCGTTGCGGCGGCGTTCTGGGATTGGAAAGGGCTCAATGCTTGGGCGGATAAGGGCAACTATCTTCAAGTTACCAAATTGATCAACGGCGGTACCAACGGCTGGGATGATCGAGTTTGGTGGTTGAATCGCTGGAAAGGAGTTTTTAAATGACACAACCGAATGTATTATGTATCAACGGCATGGGTGGGAGTTGGACATCGGGTTCACTCTATGCCCTGTGGCAGCGGATGGTTGAAGAATTCGGGCGCGGCATCTACGCCCCGCCACCGGTGAATTATAAAGAAACCGGTATGATCCTCCGGTACTTCCATAAGACGGTTGATCCGTGGATTATGGTGGGGTTGAGTTGTGGTTGCTCAACCATCAACGCTGTGGCTGGAGCGGCGCCCAACGAGAAGATTGTCCACGCGTTCTATTACTCCCCGTCGATCTATTGTGGCGTTGGGGAAGTGTCGATCAATGTGGCTAAGGCCACCCAAGTCTCGAGTTGGAAGTGGGACTTCTTCAATCCCGGCTCTCGCCAACTGATCGTGCCCAAGGGCTCGAACAAGGTTACGGTGTTCAACACAATCCAAACTAACCTCGGTCACGGGTTTACGCCGAACTCGCCTGAGGCTCAAGCGCAGTTGTTCGCGGCGATTCGGTTACAGAAAGGAAACTGAGATGCTTGCATGGACTAAAGCCCAATGGGATGCCTTTGGGCGACATATCATAACCGCAGCAACTTCAGCGTTCGCTGCTTTGGTGTTGGCAGGGGTATTAACTCCGGCTCAGTCGGTGGAGTACCTTGGCCATCTAACGGTAATTGTTACCAGCTTAATTGCAATCGGCTCACTCCTACTCCCAATATATGCAGCGTTCAAAGCTGCGCGTAGTGCTAGCCCTGAGCATCAAGCCGCGCAAACGGTAAAGAATCTCGAAGCCGGGGTTTCGCTCAATGGCAAGCGTGATCAGTTGATCGAGGCCGTAGCCAACCAGCCGGATGTTAAGGCGGTGGAGATGAAAGACCCGCTGAAGGCCGAAGCAATTTCTAGCAACAAGGTGATCTGATGAAAGCGATTCTGGCGTTGGTTTTGGTACTGACCCTTGGTGGGTGTAAGTACCTTGAGCCGGTTGTGAAGGGGGTAGAGAACCCGGTCACGACCAAGGACCTTTACAATGTTGAGCAGACGATGGTGATTGTTGCGTCGGGGCTTAACACCTACCGCAACCTCTGTGTGAAGAAGTTGATCGATCAGAAATGCCGGGATGTGATTGTTCAGATTCAATCGTTTACCCGGCCTGCTGGGGCGATGTTGCCGAGGCTCAGGGTCTATGTCAAGACCAATGATCGGATCAATGCAATCAACGCCTATAACACCTTGGTCGGCTTAATCGCCGATGCTCGGGCTGTGGCCCAATCCAACGGAGTGGCTGTACCATGAATGCGGAAAAGATTCTCGAACTCATTGCCAAGGGCATGGTATTGGTCGAAGCAATTCGAGCGGCAACCGAGGCTGCAAGCCCTGCGATCAAGGCCTTGACGGAGTTGATTGAGAAGAACTCTTCTGGCGAAGAGATTACCGAGGCTGACCTCAAGCGCGTCGAGGACCTGCTCGACGAACAACTTAACGAGTTCAACTCGCCGTTGCCTGAGGAAGTGTAAATGCTCAAGGAAGGCGTTCCACTGGTAATAACAATCCTTGGTGGGATAGGCGGTTGGTCCGCAGCGATTGTGATCTGTACGCTATGGCTCACGCATCAGTTTCGGCGGTTGGAAAAGACAATCTACCGAGAAATTGGATTGCTTGGGGATGTAGTCGATGGGCATGATCGACGGTTGGATCGGTTGGAATATCATGCGTTTGGATTCAACTTCCCCAACCTAACCCCTCGGTCGAAAGACCCGAAGGGAGGTCCGCTCGTCGGTGGAGACGATCTCGATCATTCCTGAGCGGACCATATTATCAACTACCCGCATGACCGTATGAGCAGGCACTCGTTGGGAAACAAACCTGACGAGTGCCTGTTCTGGTACTAGCTTCTTGGTCAGCGCAAAGGACTGGCAGAAAAACGCGGCCTCGTCGAGGACTTGGGCGTCAATGCCTCCACCGGATGCGGTGAAGATTTCTGGCATCTGGGCTTCGGCTTCGACTAACCAAGACATGGCGCGGTTGAAGTCATCCTTAGTTATCAAAAGGGCATTGGAACGTTCGGCGGCAGCGACCATTGAAAGTTTATACAAGTGGACCCGTCGTCTTGTGTTGTAATGCGAAAGTTTAGGATGGCTGGGTTTTGGGAACCCATCGATCTGTTCTTCACTAGCTCGCCAAGCGTTGACAGCGTCTCGATACTCACCCGAGACAGAGTACTTCCCATGCATGGTATTGATAATGTTAAGATCATGAAGCAGGTCCTTGTTTAGGGGTTTGGCTTCGAGGGCAAAATCATCGCCGATTATCTTCTCATCCGAATAAACAAGAATCATTCTCGACATAAACCCTTGCTCCCACGCTCCTTCGGGGACGAATTGGAGGAGGTTGGAAGGAGTTGAGCCCGCGAGGATATTAAGCTGCGGAGACTTAATTCTAATCTTAATCTCCTTGCCGCGTCGATCTTGGCCATACGGGTCAGGGTCATAGAATGAGCTAAGCACCGCCACCATCTCGTTGTCGTATTTATGCATGAATGATCCAAGTTCATCCGCGACAATTGATAGGGAGTTATATTCGAGGGGATGGTCAGGCGGGAGCTGAACAAGTACACGCTTGCTGTGGGCAAGCGCATCGACAAGTGAAGCCGCCGTGAGTGACGTCGGAGCCATATGGAAGTCTTTGATTTCATGGAGGTATCTCCTAACTGCGCGGACGGCCTTGGTTTTACCCGTGCCCGGATGTCCGACGAGGGTGGTGTAGAGGTTGGGGTAGAGGTGCGACGAGGTCTGAAGCCAAACCTTCTGCTCAAGAATCGCCGAGATAGCGGTAATGGCGGCCCATTTGCGCCAAATTACCGGCGATTCAATGTTCTCATGATACTCTACGAATTGGTCGATCCAAGATGGACACTTCCGGTGTCCGACGCCGTTTGCCGTCCCCGACTTTGTAGTCCCTGAGCCCGTCAGGGTTGGTTTTTTCATTGTATTCACCTTTATTCCACCCCACTTTGCAATCGAACGGCACGATGAATTCGCGGCCGTCTTTGAGTTGAATCGGCACGATGAGTTGGTTCATGAGTTGTGGGATGATTTCGTCTTCGAGGTGTTGGGGGTACATGAAGGTGAGGGCGTCGTGGTCATGCATCATTATGATTGCGTTGCGGCGGTGCCATATTTTGAGCATTGCGGTGTTGACTATGTGGGCTTCGGTAGCTTGGGCTTGATACGCAAGCATATCTCGTATTCCGGCGTCGTCGCCTCGACGACCAAAGTGCCATCGTTTTCGGCCGTCCAATGAGATAACGTAGCCGTTCTTTCTGATTTGTGTGTCTGTCCATTCAAACCATCGATAGTGAGCAGGGAAAGCACGAAAGTATTTTGGTTGAAACTGCTCAATGACAGACTGAGGTAGCTTAGTTTGCTGGGAAATCGTTGGGGGTTGCCCCTTAAAGTTTGATCCATGTCCGATTTTCTTGCACATAAATCGGTGGGTGTAGTGGCGGTAGAATGGCGTTTCGGCGATGTCTTTGTCATGCTTTAAATCCCCGGTCCATTTGAGGTTGGGCCAGCACATTTTTGCAACCATTGTGTGCAGATCGCCTGATTCACAAGCATCCAAGTAACGAGCATCTCCGAAGAGATTCCATTCAAGGGCGCCAACGATTCGGGATTGGATTTGGGCTCCGTCGCATTTGGCGAATTTGTATCCAGCATCTGCAACGAATATAGACCTAAGTGACTCTTCGATATTCTGAAGGTTCCCGCCTGACCCAAACTCGCTAAAGCTTGAGGAGAACCTTCCAGAATTAGTCCCGGCGATATTGTAACTCGTTCGAATTCGGCCATCTGGGTCTATCTCCGTTTTTAAAACACCGATCTTTTTGCCTAGTTCGCGCAGGGTACTTATGTGTCGGACAATGGGGCGAGCGATCTGATAGCTCTCAAGTCTTTCGAGAGCGTCTCGATTAACTGTAGGGCGTCCCTGTCGGACAATTGGAGGTATACCCAAGCGTCGGTAGAACACATCTTGTAGGTCAGCATTTGATCTCCAATTAAACGAGGCTCGCCCAAGTCCATCAAGCATAATCCGTTCAAGGTTATGTTCGATGACTTCCATTTGATCGTGATATTCATCGATTACCTCTGCCTTGCGGCGTTGATCGACAAGGACCCCGCGCAGCCGCATTTCAAGCGCCGGGCCTTGGAGGGATTTGGAGAATTCATAGGTTGGGCCGGTGTTGGCATCGAGTTGGGGGTGGATGATTTGGAAGATTTCGTGAGTGAGGCAACAGTCAAGGCCGTTGTAGATTTGTTGGCGATCCCATTCGGAGAGGTCGGCGGGATCAACTTCTGAAGTATCAATGATCTTGGCCATCAATCTTTGAACCCATTACGCCAATTCGTGTAAGAACGGGCTTCATGTTCTTCCCAAAAGTAAGCTACAGTTCGATCAAAGTGTTCTACGTAAACGCGCCAGAAACCAAACCATGTTGGGACATGTAAAAAGACAACTTTAGGCTTTTCCATCATTCATCCCTCTTAATCGTTGTCACATGTTTCCTCATTCCCTTCCATGCACCTTCGTCGCAATATAACGAGCCCAAGAACCCTAAGCCTTTGAGCGATTCCGGTTGGAGGGCGTGGTGAAGGAGCATTGTGTCTTCGGCGGCTCCGCGAACCCCAATCCCAGCTGCTCGGAGGAGGAAGGCGATGTCGTAGAGTCCGTTTTGAAAAAGCTTAGGGACAGTTCGGTCTTCGAGAATTCCGACGCAACATCGCCAAGCAGCCTGCTCACTTTGTAAGTCAGGCCAGTAAGATTTCGTCTTTGCGCGGCGGTCAAGGAACGGAACGACGATTGCATGAGATTCATCGGGAGCGAATCCGATTTCGGTAATTGCCGTTCCAGCCGTTTCAATGTCAACGCTAAGGATTTCGCAGTTGGCGATGTAACGGTCACGGAACGTCGAAAGGTCTTCGAGGGTCGGGGCGATCCAGATTTCACGTTTAGGCCTCCTGATTTCGGGGAACCGGGACTGGCGACGGGCTTTCATTAAATCGGCTACAACGGTTGGGCGAAGCTCCCATTGACGAACAACAGCAGAAGGATGGTAAGTAGGCAGAAGCTTAAACCCAGTCGCCAGCATAGTCGAGACCATAGTTGTGCCCCGGAGCTTGGCGATTCCAGTGCTACCAGTGAGAGCCCAAAGAGCAGAATTCCCAAGGCATAGCACGAGGTTGGGATCAACAGTGACGAGTTCGTCGGCAAGGCGCTCGAGGTGAGGGCGATAGCGGTCATGGATGTAGCCTTTGCCTTTGACTAAGGGCGGGTAGCCGGGAATGGCCTCGGATTTGGGGCCGCAGAGGTTGGCGAGGTCGTTGTGTTCGGGGTTAAGGGCGAAGACGTTAGAGCGGTAGAATTCCGGGTGCAGGCGCCAGACCATATCGAGGTAGGTAGGGTCGCCATGGTTGTAGTAGTCGGTGATGAAGGAACGGTCCTCGGAAGTAAGTTCAAGAAGGTTGGCGTCGGAGAGCATACGGAGGAGTTCAATTCCGCCGGAAGAACAGAAGGCGGAATTGATCTTGGCGTCGGAGGAGGTTTGGGCCTCGCCGAGGAGGAAGATGGGTTTTACATCTCCAGCCATACACTTACCAAATTTTGAATTTTGTTGGTTAGTTCTTGAATAGAACCGTCGTTGGCAATATTCATATGTAGCCAATGAGGGTGATGTTGAACATATTCTCGGCTGTCTTTGGAGAAGTCGCAACCCTCACGCACCATACGGACCAGAAGAACATTATGTTCCTTCAACGTATCCACTTCGATTTGAAATCCACAATCAGAGACGATGAAGATTGGATCAATGTTGGGTTCAACAGCCAAGCACCGAGTCTTAAGCAACCGTCCGAATATATCTTGGCCATAAAGCGGCTTAAGAAATTTCTCGCTGATGTCAATTTGGAACTGGCGATAGGTTACGCCGAAGGGAGTCGTTTCGGTGTCTTTGACAGACTCGTAATACTTAACATTACCCATTGAATCACAGGCAAGGTTGAGGCTCCCGGCGAAGGCGCGTTTGTTGGGAAAGGAGAACTTCTCCCATACGGGCCATTCGTTGCGATTGGTTTGAATGTAATCAAACGCAATCTTCGCTGCGGTGTCTTTGCCCGAACGCGGTGGGCCGTTGAAGAGGATGAAGTTCATTAGAGCCTCTCATCGCGGATAGTTGGGTTGTTCTGTTCCTTTAACTCAAGCTCAGCATTAGCCTGACGGTCTTCAGTTTGTTGTTTCCAACGTATATTGTAGATATTAACAAACTCATCTAAGGCCCCACTAAAAGCCTTGACTGCTTCCATATTGGGGCCACACCAAAAGGTAATGGCAGAGCGGTCATCATCTCGCCCGGGAATGTAGTGGAGATCGGGATGGGATTTGAGATAAAGTCGAAGACCATAATTCTTCATTGATTGGCCAGTTCGACTGGAGATATATTCAGCTGTTACAATCTCACAAGCTCGTTGGCCAAAGCCTTCTGGGATTAGTTCTTCGGTATAGACGTTGATGCGCATTTGATTTTCCTAAGGAGTTGGGAGGGAGCCGAAGCCCCCTCCCGGTTAAATTACTCAGCCTTCGCGAAGTCCTTGATCCGAGCAAACACCGACTTGCCGTCGTTGGATGCTTCGTGACCGAGGGTGATCATGATCTGCGAGCCGGGTGTGGCTTCGATCAATTGCCCGAGGGACTCGTCCCCGGCTACATCCATGCCCAGCGCTTCGAGCCAATCCTTCAACCGCCAGAGGGAGTTCTCGGTGAGGTAGAAGGTGTTCTTGATGGTCTTGTCGCCGAGCTTGGTTTCGCCCAAGGCCTCCTTGAGTTCGTCCGGGTCGACATCGTCCTCGGCGGAAAGGAAGCCGAGGGTGAATTCGACGTAGGGAGTTTTCTTCTGAGCCGATGCACCCTGCTCCGGCATGCCTTTGACTACTGCGAGATATGTGCCAGCGGCAAGGGGTTTCGGCTTTTCGACTTCTGATGCGGGCTTGTCTAAAATGCTGGCAAAATTTGTTGCTGCGTTCATGTTAGGTCCTATTTCGGTTAATGATGTTATTGACTGATTGTCTGGATATTTGAAGACGTTGTGCGATGTCTTTGCGTTTTTCTCCTTTGGCTAATGAAGACAGTACCTCCTGAACTTTATCAGAAGGAATTCTAAGAAAACTGTTGGCATGAGCAGAAGAGGCGTGAATATCAATACGCCCCTTAGCTATTGCGTCTCGGCGATTGTCGGAATGTGTTCCGACAAACAGATGATCTGGATTAACACAACGACGGTTATCACAAGTATGGCAAACAACTTCGTGGGATTTAACGGCTCCTTTGAATATTACATAAGACAGTCTGTGAGCGCGAGATATTCCAGTAACATTGCCAGATACTTGTCCATATCCATCTGATGTTATAGATCGTTGCCATTCCCAACAGCCATTTTCGATGGGAGAGGAACGCTCACGGATAAAGTCTTTGTTATAATCTAAATATTTTTTCATTGGACCTTCTTAAGCGTTAGAGATTTAGGTTTCTCTGTCTTATCTTTACCTCGAAGAGTTTCAAAGATTTCAGCAAGGCCTGTGTCTATGGAATATTCTGGAGCAATTTCAAAAGGTTTAGGGTTTGCTAAATCGATTAATGGGGTGGAGTTGGTTTGGATTGTTCGCTTCCCGGCTTTGTTTTGGTAGCGGACGACCGAGGGGAAATACTGAGCTATCTTCGGAGATAGCTTCTGCCCAACGCCTTGGGGATAACCCTTCACCGATCCCTCGAGATCGAGGTAGACGATGTGGGCGATGACGATGACGTTGGTGCGGAAGTTGTCAGAGGAGATTCCGGCGATGACGGATTCAACGGCGTCTTGGGCATCGCCGTAGACAGCGCGGCCATCGAACTTACCGGTGCCCATTGCGAGGGCGTGTTTGAAGTCATAGGCGGCGTCGCAGAGGCGGGAGAGGGAGTCGATGACAAGGATGCAATCAGAACCCCACTCATTAGTCTTGCCGAGATTGACGTCATCGTATTTCCATTCATCCAGCATTTTGCAAGCTTCGACAAAGGCTTTGGGCTTGCCATCGACAACCATACCACTGGCGTTGGATTTGTATTTATCTCGGAGGGTGACGTACTCGACGTTGTCGATCTTGTCGGGGCATTCTTTGAGGATCATGCCCTTGAGGATGTCGAGGAGGTTGTCGAGGTCGAGGATGCGGAGTTTGTAACCAGCCTTGACTAAGCTTACAAGCGAGCCGGTTTTGCCTGACTTAGCGTCGCCCATAAGCAAAACCTTCGTAAAGTCTTTGGATTGGTGGTCAGAGAGTTTGGGCATTAGGATTTCCTATCGATACGAGTTTTAAGCTCAACGCCCAATTGAATGAGGTCACTGTGGATTTTGCTAGCAAGCTTCTTGGCATCAAGGGTAACGGTCTGGGCGCACATGATGCTGTTCATATTAGCTCGGGCCATGGCTACAGAACCGGTGAACCCATTGTGTCGATGGCGCTCTTGGCGACGGAGCCATTCGATTGAGTTGGGCGAAAGGGTGTCTTGGCCTTTAGGCATTGCGCACCTTTCTAATTGAAATCATAACCTTATCTCCAACCTGAAGATTCGGCCGTTCAGTCCCCACATGCAACCCTTCCCATGAACCTTCGAGGAACAGATACCAGCCCATTGATTCCTCACGGAATTCGGCTGAGTTACCGGCGCCGCGAATCCAGCGTTTGGATTTGAGTTCGTGGATTTTGGTTACGCGGGAATAGATGCGGAAGCGGTCTACTGACTCTTCGGGGAGTTGTACTGGTGGTTGCAATCCTGACATTGATATTTTCCTGAATTCAAATGAAACAGTTTAGTTGCCCGAGAACCACAATTAGGGCATACTCGCCATGACTTCCAACGCTTTGGTGGCTTTAGCGCGGCTTCAGTGGGTTCCATCGCTCATTCTCTGGTAGTTGTTTGAAGGAGGATTTGAGAAATCGATCGCGGACTTGAGGCGACTTCGAACACATGCCGCGAAATTTACAGCCGCCGAATTTATCACAGGCGGTGTCGTTCATCGGCCAATAGTTGGCGGCAGCAAAATTCTCAGCCATGCTAAACCATATACTAAGATTTTCGAGCCACTCATCGGTCTGATCAGGTGTTCGATAAGTAAACGATCTTCCAAATTTAGTCTCATCAATAAGCAACTGAGCGGCATCAATACAGACTCCTTTGATAGGAGAGTTAAGCACGACTTTACCTGCGAATGTGTACAGCGACATCTGGTTGGACATGTCGAATTGGGCATAGTAATAATCCGAAAGGGTTGTTTGGGTGGTCTTGCGGTCCATGACGAACAAGGTGCCGTCGTAGTCGACAACCCGGTCGAGGTGGCCGCAGAGGAGGTAGGGTTGGGAACCAACTCGATTGGTTTTAGGTGAACCATCTTCGTTGGTTAGAAGGGAATAATCTTTGCCTACCTCAGGCCCCCAAGGCAATTCGAACTTAAAACTCAACTCCACTGCAGGTCGACCGTTGTCGAGGATCACGGTCTTGGCAACGTCGGTACGATAGTGGTCGAGGTACCAAATGACCGAGCGCATTAGGGATGCTTTGTTTTTGTACTTTCCGGCGCGGGTGGTTTCGTCCACGACCCAGTCGAAGGTGCGGGCATGGAGGTCAACCACAGTCTTCTTAACAGCTTCTTCATGATCAGCGCCCGCTACTCGATAGAAATCATACTCTTCAAGTGCTTTGTGGTACTCAATCCCAAAACGAAGATGGATAGACTCATCACCTTCGCCGTAACCCTCGATCATGACATACCAATAAAGTCGGGGGCAAGTTTTGAGTAGGCCGATGCTAGTGCTATCCCAAGCTACTTGGACTTTGGTTCCGGGGAGGAACGGGCTTGGCGCTTCTTGGACTTCCGCATCGCGTGGCTGGGATGATAACATTGACTGGTCCATACGAGTCTCATTTCTCTGGCGAGGTTGCGGCGGAATGCTCGGTAGGTGGTGGAGGGTCTAGGCATAGTCGTCTGGCTCCACATCATCAATTTCATAATCAATTACAACTTCATCACAAGCTTCACACCACCAGCTACTGGCCATGATACCAACGGAAGGATCATAGGCGGTGTAACTATCTGATATGTCTTGACCACACTTAGGGCATTCTCGGGTTCTCATAGAACCCTCCTCTTCAAAGGATCAACCGATTTCTTCAGCCCCATCGACACCAAGTCTAGCTTGGCCTTGGGACCGGTTTCTTTCTTCGGCTTAATCCCGGCCTCGGACATTGCGCGGCGATTGCGCATGATGGCGATCAAGGCGTCGAGGGCTTCGGGGTTTTTGGCTAGACTTAACGGGTCTAAATCCATTATAATATCCACCTCGTTAGACATGGGCTTCTCTCCATCGTTTCAAAGCCAAACTGATTGTGCTTTGATTTACACCAAACTTATCTGCGATCTTAGCTTGAGAATAGCCTTGTTCGTACATAATAGCCGCCGCTTCTACTTGATTAGGGCTTAGTGCTGTAGTAGTCCAGCTATTATCACCCCTACGCCCTTTGGCATACATATCATCGTAATTGATTTTAGGATCACCTTTAAACAAATGCTTTGGATTAATACAACGTCGATTGTCACACTTATGTAAAATGAATTCCGCAGTTATTGGAGCAATAAGGGCTTTATAAACTAATCGATGTGCTCTATAGTTTTTGTATTGAACAGTAACTTGGCTATAACCATCTTTGTCTGTGGATAAGTGACATTCAAGACAATCGCCATTCTTTGTGGCATTCTCCAAAAGCCACTTCGCGCGGTCCATTATGATGTCTACTTCGTTTGCCATCAGAGTTTCCTTTGCTCACGGCGTTGGGCGAGATAGTCTTCCCACCACAGATCGTTCTTTTGTTGCTGGCGATAGAAGTGCCAATCGATGAAGCAGATAGCCCCGACTAGCCAACCGCCGATGGAGCCGAAGAGAAGGGCGAATAGGTAGTCGCGGGGGTCGAAGGGCCGGAGTTGGCGTTCGTTGAGGATATAGAACACAACGCCGGGGAGGGCCCAAGCGAAGAGGGCGAGGAGGATGAGGGGGGTCATAGTTCTCTCCGAACCGGCGCATCGTCAAGTTCGGTGCCCTTCTTAACTACCCAAACTTCGGGCGGGTTGTCCATTAGATGGACGGTGAATTCTTCGCCAGCGCCCCATTCGGAGAGTTTGTTGCGAATGGTGTGGGCGAAGTCGGGATCGCCGAGTTTGAGGCTGATGCCGATTTCGGTTTCCCGGGTCGCGGCGAGGATGGTCAGGGCGGTGGATTTGGTGAAAGGGACAGCGGGCATTAGGCAGTCTTTCTATTAGCTAGTTCGCGTTGTTCGTCGCACCACGCAGAAAGGCCTTTGCTAATAAGTGGGCCAGATTGTTCAGCCAAAGAGTCCATATTGAACGAGGCCGAGACTTTGGATTTAGAACTGAAATGCATCCATACTCCGTCTTGACCTACATTTACCTTTAGGCCGGGAACTTCAAATACGGTCACAGCATATTCGCTCATAGTTCTCTCCTGCGGAGTGAAGGTGAAATTTCGGTAACCTCTGCCTCAATCACATCCTCAAGCTCATGGAGTTTGGGCGGTGAGATGCGGAGGGGCGGAGCTGGGATCATTAGTTGTTTGACATGGGAAACGAGGGGTCGATCGGCTTCGAGGGAATCAAGGTCCTCGATGGCCGAAGGCAGGTAGACTTGTTTGCGGAAGTACAGATACCACTCCCCGTCAGGGCGCTCGATGGTTAGTTGCAGGGCATCATATTGGCTGGTGCCGTGGAGTGGATGTTGAGGGTCAGGATGGATTGCCTTGTTCTCCCGCCTGTCGATCTTCCGCGCCATTAGAACGGAGAAAACTGTGAGCATCCCCACCGTCCAAGAAGAATTCGCAAAGCTCATCGAACACCTGCGCAAGAGCCAAGAATCCTGCGCCATGATCGGCCATCTAACCTCG